CTACCTGGTGGCCGCGGCCGCCGGCTGACTGACCGGGACCTTCGGGGGCGCGCTAGCGCCCCTTGGCTGAGCATCCCACCGCTCCCCCGAGGCGAACAGCGGGAGCACGCCCTCGACGTCGAAGGTGAACCGGTGCGGCCAGTCGCCGGTCGGCTCGCAGAAGCCGGCGACTTGGACGCGGACGTCCAGCAGCCGCACCAGCCGGGCCCGATCCAGCGCCGACATGGCGGTGGCCCGGGCTGCCAGCTCGCGCAGCCCGACCAGGCGCCGGCGGGTCTCTGCCGCGTCGGCCTGTGCGACCTGCAAGGTGGCCCGCTCGCGCCGTAGCGTCGCCAGGTCGGCGGCGATGCTGGCGGTCGCGGCCTGCAGGGCATCGGAGTCTAGCCCGCTGGTGAGCCCGGCGGTGTAGGCGCGCTCCAGCGCGCCCTGGAGCGAGGCGATGCGGCGGTCGAGCGCCTGGGTGTCGGTGCTGGCGCGCTCGGCGCGCTGGCTCCAGCGGCGGGCCAGCTCGGTGATCCGCTCCGGCTCCTCCAGTACGCGGACGATCTCCTCCCACACCAGCCGCTCCATGTCATCGGCGGCGATGGTGCGGCAGCGGCACTCGCCGGTGTTGCGCCCCGAGCAGCGGTACAGCCGGCGGTTGCGGTCGTTGCGCCACCAGCCCCGGTACAGCCGCCCGCACGGCGCGGTGATGCGGCCGCTCAGCATGTAGACGCGGTTCGCGGTGCGGTCGCCCTGGGCGGTCTCGGCCAGCGCTGCCTGCACGCGATCGAACCTGGCCCGGTCCAGAATCGCGGGGACGGGGATCTCGATGGGGTCGCCGTACTTACCGGTAGTGCGGTGGCTGCGCCGCGGCCGGTCCCGCTGCACGGTGGTGGGCGGCCTCGCCCACACCAGCGTGCCGGCAAGCGCCTCGTTGGAAAGCATCCAGCGGAGGCTGGTGGTGTCCCACCGCGGCGCCTTCCGCGGCCGCGACCCGTCGGCGTTCAGCTTGTCGGCGCACTCGCCGAGCGTCAGCCCGTCCTCAAGCAGCAGGGCGGCGGCCCGCTCGACCACAGGCGCTTCCTCCGGGTCGTGCTCCAGCTTCGCGTCTTCCTTCCTGCCGACCGCGCGGAACCCGTAGGGCGGGCTGCCGCCCGGCCAGCCGCCCTTGGCGGCCTTGCCACGCTGCCCGTTAACCGTGCGGTCCAGGATCATCGAGCGTTCGAACTCCGCGAAGGAACCGAGTTGCTGGAACAGCAGCCGGCCGGCCGGGGTCGAGGTGTCGATCGGCTGGTCGGTGGAGACGATCGCCACGCCGTACTGGGCGAGCTGCGCCTCGATGTTGAGCAGGTCCCGCAGGTCCCGCGCGAGCCGGTCGACCTTGGTGAACACGACGGCCTGGATAGCGCCCTCGACGGCAGCGGCGATGATCTTGGCCAGCTCGGGGCGCTCGCTGGAGGCCCCGGTGAACACGTCTTTGTAGACGTCGTGCAGCGTCCAGCCGCGCTTGCCGATCTCCTCCTTCCCCTTCTGGATCTGGTTCGGGAGGGAGGTCTTGTCGCGCGCCTGCTCGGCGGTGGAGACGCGAGCCATGACGGCCGCGCGGATCGGGCGAGGATTCACGAGGCGCCCTCCGGGATCGACCCCTACTGTCTGAGTAGAACTAGGCCACTGGCCTGCGGTTACTCGTCGCGCTCGCGCTGGCGTTCTGCCCAAGCGTCCACATCACGACGTCGGTAGCGGACGCCGCGGCCGAAGCGCAGCGCCGGCGGCCCGGTGCCTTCCTTCCGCCAGGTCCGGATGGTCTTGGTCGACACCTTGAGCAGTTCGGCCAACTCAGCCTCGGTCAGATACTCGTCCACGAGAAGAGTCTAAACGCCCTTGGCGATCCCTTCTCCGGCATCAACCTCCACTCATTTCCGGCTATTGACATACTACTACCACGGTTGTTCACTTACGTTCGCTAGTAGCCGTCGCGTTCGACCATTGCGTCAGAGAAAAGGGGTGATGCCCCTTAGGTCCACTTGTCCTTAAAACCGGGCGCCGTTCAGGTCGCCTTGGGGAAGCACAAACCCGCGGCCCGTTCGGCGCCCGCCAACCGGAAGGGAGGTGATCTCTTGGTCACCCTCTGGCATGCCATCCGCTTCCGGCTGTTCAGCCGATGCTGGGCGCAGGGTTGCGGGCGGCTCGCGGCGCTGCACACGCCGCGCCGCTGGAACCGCTGCCTCAACACGCCGCTGGCCATCGGCATCACGGCACGCGGCTGGCTACTCAGCAACGGCCTCGACCCGGCCGTCCTGGATGCCTGGTGCGAAGCCTACGGCATCGACCCGGGCGCCGTGGTGCGGCCCGTCGTCCCTGTGTCGCACGCGCAGAGCGCGTGATGGGGAAGGTGCAGTGACGACCAGGGGAGCGGCCCGGGACGGGCACGCTCGGGCCGCTCCCCTACCACGGGGAAGGGGAACCATGGAAGCATTCATCCTGGTGGCGGGCCAGCTTGCGCTCGCCCTGGCCGGGGTCGCCTCGTGCATCGCTCTGGTATGCATCATCGTCGGCATGCTGCGGTGGATCGTCCGCGTACTGAAGTCCCTGTCGACCATGGACCAGCCGGCCGAGCGTCCGACCGTGGGCGGCGGCCTTCGGAAGTGGTGATCCGGGCCCGAGTAACGCCCAGCAGTGATGAAGCGCTCTTATGGTCGGGACGACGACGAGCAAGCGAACGGCCTCGGTGTAGGAGGGATCCCGGGGCCGTTTGCTCATTCTCGGGCAGCTCCTCAGACGTAGATGCTCGGCCCGCGGTCGCCGGCCAGCACCGCGGCGCGGTCGTGGGCCATCACGGCGGCCACGGCGGCGTCAATGCGACGCTTGGAGTCCTTGTGCTCCTTGGCGAGCCGGGCGCCCCGGCTGTCTTCCTTGAGGATGGCGTTGGCGACGTGGCGGGCCAGCGCGCTACTGCCGTCGTGGGACAGCAACCGGTCGACGACGGCGGCGTAGAACCGCGCGGTGGCCGGGCCCATCCGGGCGGGTGACTGCGGGAACTCGCCCACCGGGATGCCCTCGCCGTCCAGCAGCTCGAGCGAGCGTTGCCAGCGGTAGGGGTCGGCGGCGACCTCGAGCACCCGCCAGCGGCGGGCGGCGGCCCGGATGGCATCCTCGACCGCCACCACCGGCACGCGCCAGTCCCTACTGCCCTCGGGCGCCTCCCACAGCTCGACCAGGTGGACATGCGGCCGGTCGACGACGGTGACGGCGACCAGCGCGGTGCAGTCGCCCGAGAACGACCCGTCGAAGCCCAGCACGACCTCAGCGTTATCCACAATTGTGGACAACGGGTCGGCGCAACCTTCCCAGGCGCCATCGGGCAGCCAGGCGCCATCCAGCGCGACCCACTGGCCGAGCCGGTAGCGGCGAAAGGCGTTCTCGCGCATCTTCGGCGGCAGCGTGGCTCTGAGCGCGTCGCGGTGCAGGAAGTCGTCGAGCGCCGGATTCGCCAGCGCCCACGCCTGCTCGTCGTCGAGCGCGCAGTCGGCCGGGGCGGCGAACTCGCGGAAGTAGAACGACGGGTCAGCACCGGCCCGGCCGTGGTCGACCAGGCGGCGCATCACGCCGTCGTCGCCGACCTTCGGCGGCGTCGAGATCGCCAGCAACAGGCTGTGCTCGCGCTTACCCGCCCGGGCGGCCATCGCCTCGAAGGTGTCGTCGGTGACGACGTGCAGCTCGTCGACGATCGCCAGCGACGGGTCCCATCCTTGCAGCGCGCCCGGGTCGGCCGGCAGCGCGAACAGGGTCGAGTCGGTGTGGGGTTCGAGCAGGTGGTCCTTGAACACCTGCACGCGGTCGTACAGCGCCGGGTCGAGCTCCACCATGCGGCGGGCGGTGTTGAGGATGATGCGGGCCTGCCGCTCATCGCTGGCGACGCAGATGACCTGGGCGCCCTCCACCCGGTCGGCCAGCAGCCCATACAGGCCCAGGGCGGCCGCTAGGGTCGATTTCCCGTTGCCGGCGGGGATGCTGACCAGCGCTTGGCGGGGCCTGGGCTCGTCCAGCACGCCGTGGACGATCTCACGCTGCCACGGGCGCAGTTTCAGGCGCCTACGGGCCCCGGTGCCCTTCGGGACGGTGATGTAGCGCTCGATGAAGGCGATAGCGCGGGACCCGCCGCGCTTGGGGAGGCGGCGAAGGTTGAGCGGCGGGGCGGTGACGGTGCCCTTCGGCCCGGCCTTCATCGGCTTATCCTGACGCCATGAACGAGACCAACCCGGCAACCGCCACCACCCGAGTCGCCGTCGAGTGCCTGACCCTGTGGCTGGAGCAGGACCGACAACGCGCAATCGACCACATCGCCAACCTCGAACTCGACCCGCACGGGTCGGGTCCAACCAATATCATCGTCGGCCTGCTCAACCTGAGTTCGTGGCTGGTGTTGACGCTGGCCAAGGAGCGGGGCGCCGCAACCGACGACGAGCTTCGGCAGAAGGCTGGAGACATCCTCCGCGACTTCTCGCGGCAGCTCCCCGAGTAGCCGCCTGGCCTTCATGCGGCCACTGGTCCGTCGTCGTCGGGCGGCGCGGTGAGTGTCGGAAACTCCGGCGTGCGCGGGGTCGTTGGCCGGTCGCCCACGGGGGATCGCATCTCGCGCGCGAGGATGGCGGCGGCGCGGGCGGCGTTGCACGACCGGCAGCGGACCACCAGCGGCCCGTCAGCGGGCGCTCCCAGCCCCACCATGCCGGCGTGGTCGGCGGTCAGGTCGGCGCTAGGGTGCGCGGGGCGGCCGGGCCGCTCGGAGTACCCCGGGCACCAGTCGCCCCACCGTAGGCGGTGCTCGGCCACGGCGGCGGCACGGCGGCGCCGCTCGGCGGCGTCGTTGTGCAGGTCGGGCCGGGCCTTGGCCTTACGCCGGTCGACCTCGGCGGTGCAGCGCGGGCAGCGATGGCGCCAGCGGCCGAGCTTGCCGCAGCCCAGGCAGGCGCGGCGCAGGGTCACCTGGGCTTCCGTCGCTGGCGCTGGCGTAGCTCCTGTTTGTGCTTCTCGCAGCGTTCGCCGTAGAAGATCACCACGCCGCAGTTGATGCAGCGGGCGGCGGCGGTGCCGCGGGCACTGGCCCCGCCATGGCGGGTGATGTTCATGCTCTTGCCCTTGCCCATGGCTACCGGCTGCGGTAGTAGGCCAGCCTGACGCGGGTCAGCAGCGGCAGCCCGCGCGTGTCGTCGGCGCCGCGGACTCCGGCGACCTCGGCGCCGAGGTAGGCGGGCACCCTGACCACCGCTACGTGATCCAGTGCGGCCCGGGTTCTGGTCACGCGGCGGCGGTCGGCCGACCACTGGCTACCCCCAGGGACCTCCAGGAAGCCGACCGACAGCCCCAGCGGCACGCCGTCGTGGGCCAGCTCCAGCACCTCGTCGCCGAGCGCCGTGCGGCTCACGCGCCAGGCGCCCCAGGCGGCGTCGGCGCGTTCCTCCAGCTCGACCGTGCGGCCGATCGGGAGCGTCTGCGCGTCGCGTGGGTGGGTGGCGGTGAGCGGGACCCTGGCCGGGTCGACATCGGCCAGGGCGCCGCGCTGGAACGTCTCGACCACCTCGCGGCCCCGGTCCAGGACGCGGGCCTCGACGCCCCAGGGCATGACCGGGCCGACCAGGGTGCGGCCGTCGCCGCCGTCGCGGACGTGTAGGGCGGCCTGGAACGAGCGGACGAGTAGCGTCATGCGACGGCTCCCGGTGCGGGTGGCGGCTGGTCGTCGATCCCGGGCACGGGCGGGCGATCCTCCAGCTCGCGCACCTCGGAGCGCAGGAGCCAGCCGGCCCGGATGCCGGACTCGTGGGCGGCGTAGCGGTCGCGGAGGGTGGCGCGGACGAACCCGCCGGCGTTGAACTTGGCGCGCTGGGCGCGGGGTAGGAGCTGGGTGGAGATGGCGCGCTCGACCCGGCGCAACCACGGCGCCACAGTGAACTGGAGCAGCTCGGTGGCGCGCATCTCCGGCGAGCTGTAGTCCTCGTGGCCGCCGGTCTCCCCGCCCATCATGACCGGCGGGACGCCGTAGAACCGGCAGATGGTGGCGACGTTGAACCGCTGGGTCTCGATGAACTGCGCCTCCTCAGGCGCGATCGAGATGTTGCGGTACTTGGCGGCGCCGAGCACCGCGGGCCGATGGCGGCCGCGGTGACGCAGCATCCACGTCTCCTGCAGGGTCTCGGCCTGCTGGCGGTCGAGCCGCTGCTCGGCCTCGATCACGCCGCTGGGGACGGCGCCCTCGCCGAAGAACTGTGCGCCGAACTTCTCGGCGGCCACGCCCAAGCCGATGCTCTCGCGGGCGTAGGCGATCGGCGACAGCCCCACCATCGAGCCCGGGAATGGGTACGCCTTGACGTGGAACAGGTCGGCGCGGTCGAACTCCTGGCCGCCCACGCGGATGACGGGCGGCTCGCCAGCCTGCTCTTGCACGGTCACTTGGTCGGGGTGGGCCAGGTCGACCTGGGCGGGCAGCAGCCCGGCACCGGCTCGGGCGGTGATGACGCCCCAGGCGTTGCCACGTAGCAGTAGGGACGCCATCACAGCCCAGCACCAGTCCGTCCACTCGGGGAAGTCAGCGGACGGACGTTGCAGCAGCGGCGGCAGCGGCAGCGGGTCGCGCTCGTCGCCGCGGAACACCTGAAGCGGCAGGGTACTCACGCTGTCGGCCAGCAGCCGAACGCAGCCGAACACCGTCGACAGCCGTAGGGCGCGCTCGACGGTGACCGGCTCGCCGGCCCAGGACCGCACCGGCTCGATACTGCCGATGTTGAACAGGTCCCGGTCGTGCGTGGGTGCGGCGCCATGGCCACTGCCAGGGCATCGCTCAGGTGGTGTTCACGAAGGTCTTGACGGCGCCCGTGTCGATCAGCGCGCCGTCCAGCCGCAGGATGCAGCGGAACGCGACGAGGTCGTTCTGGAACCTGAATTCGTCGGAACGCTCGAACCGGATGCCGTTGACGATCCGCACGAAGTAGCGGCTCATGTCGCCGAAGGCGATGGACTCGGCGGTGTTGGCCATGGCCGGCATGAACGGGTCGACGAACGACGGATAGCCGAGGATGCGGCCCCGCTCGGTGAGCCCCTGGACGGGCTGGCCGGTGGTGTCCTTGAGCTTGCGGACGATCACGTCGGAGGCGTTGCGGAGCAGGAACGCGGCCGACGGGGCGGCGGCGTAGGGCTCGGCCACCGACCCGATGAGGCTCCAGAGCGCGTCCGTTCCCTGGTTCGCGGTGCCCTGGGTGCCCAGGCTCGTGCCCGTGCCGGTGGGGCCGGTCACGCCGGTGGCGGCGTCCAGCAGCAGCCCGCGCGGCTCGGTCGAGCCGGCCCCGTTGATGATGTCGTCGCCGTACCCGGTGGTGCCCAGGCCCAGGCTCAGGGCGGCCTGGCGGGCCAGGAACGACAGCAGGTTGGTGGGCGTGTCGTTCGCCAGCTCTTGGCTGATCTCGAAGTAGTTGGCGTACTTGAATGCCTTGAGCGTCACGGTCGCCAGCGTCGGGTCGGACTCGGTGATCGAGGCACCCTCGCCGATGATCGCCGTGGAGACGAACCCGGTGGACTTCGGCACCACGAGATCCTCGCCGGTGGCAGTCGTGACGACCGTTGCGCCGGCGGCCATGAGGCTGCTCGTCTCCACGAGATGCTGGACGATCGTGGAGTACACGTCGGTGCCGAGCGCCTGCGTCGCCGTGGTCTTGAGGGTGTCGCGGGTGTGGACGTGGACGCGGCCGACCCTGCCCTGGACTTCGGGCATGCTGTCGGGCCACTCGTCGGGCAGGTCGGAGTAGACCTCGATCGGGGCGGGGTTCTTCGCGTAGATCGCCGACCGGAACGCGCGGGCGGTGTCGAGCGCCTGGCGCGAGAGGACGTTGCCGCGGCGGTGCTGGGCGGCGCGCAGCTCGGCCAGCTCGGCGGCGTGCGCTTCCTCGATGCGGTCGCTGGCCTCGCGCTCGGCCAGCGCGTGCTGGCGGTGCTCGGCGGCCTCCTCGGCCGTGAGATCACGGCCCTCGGTGCTGGCGCGGATGAGGATCTCGTCGGCGGCGCTCCTGGCCGCCGTGCGCTGCTCGCGCAGCTGGTCGAGCAAGGATGGCAT